TGCGCGGGGTCCTGCCGTTGCGCAGGTCGAGAACGAAGCGCGGGTCATGTGTCGCCAGGCGACCGAACTTGGTCGCCGGCATATCGTGTTCGCGCAGGAATTTTTCGATCCGTCTGATAAGCATTGCGTCCCTTTGTGACGCGCCATTAATTCACTGTGGGCGGGGAGGTGGGATTTGGCGTGATTTGGCGGGACAAAGTGGGATGGAAACCGCAGAATTCCGCCGTTTGCGAGGGTGGGCCCACAAAATTGGGCCGCGCGGTATTTTTTGGCGCGGGGACCGTTGAAACGGCCTTGCAGCGCCGATGAGAACCGCAGAATTCCGCCGTCCGCCCGCTCGTAGGTCCCACTTCCGCAATCTCGCGGTCCCAGTTCTCTCAAACCCGCAGAATTCCGCCGTTTTTGCCGCGCCATTAAATCCGAATGTGCCCATCGAACTGTCACGGAAGTGGGACCAAACTTGCACGATTTTCGGGATCATCGAGGCCCGCTCACGATGAGCTCGCGAGCGGGTGTCGGGGTGCCCCGGATGCGGTAGTTCAAACCGACCTCCTCGTAGCCAAACCGGGCGAAGATTTGGCGCATCCGGGAGCTGGCATTGATGCTCAAAATGAAGCGTCCCCGGATGCCCTGCAGGAGGTCCGCCAGGCGCTCGAAATCGGCTTCGGAAAAGACACCCTTGCCATAGGTGTCCTCTGTCCCGTGATAGGGCGGATCGAGATAGAAGAGCGTCCCCGGCGTGTCATAGCGAGCGATCAGATCGGCGTAGGGCAAGCGCTCGATATCGACCCCGCAGAGCCGTTCGTGGACATCCTCGAGCAAGGGTACGAGCTTGGTCAGATCGAAGCGGGCGGAGGTCGCGAGATCGACACCGAAGGCGCGGCCGGTGACCTTGCCGCCAAAGCTGGCACGCTGGAGATAGAGGAAACGGGCGGCGCGTTCGAGATCGGTCAGCGTGTCGGGATCGAGGGCCAGAAGCCGTTCGAACTCGGCGCGCGAACAGACCTGCCATTTGAGGACATCGAGGAACTGCTGGTAGTGGCGCTGGAGCAGACGGAAGAGCGTGACGACATCGGCCGAGATGTCGTTGACGACTTCCTTGCGCGGGCGCCGGGTGCGGCGGAAGAAGACGCCGCCCATGCCGACGAAGGGCTCGGCATAGAGGGTGTGCGGCACAGCATCGATGCGCTCGACAAGCGTGCGTGAGAGCGCGCGCTTGCCGCCGATATAGGGAGCAACCGGGCGGACGGGCCGGACAGGTTCAAGCGTCATGCTGCGAGCCCTCCCCAGTCCCGAGCGAAGGCAGCCGAGAGAGTGCGGTACGCATATGCTGCAACCAGGCTGGAAACCCCGTTACCGACGCCGCGGGTGCGGTCCAGTCGATCGGCCATCCGAACATCAGTTCGTAGAAGCGCGGGTTGGAGATCAGGCCGTCGAAGAACGAGCCCTTGCCATGCTTGAAGCTCACCCGGACCGGGGGCGAAGAGGGGGAGCTCCGGACATTCCAGTCCAGCCCCAGCGCCGCCACAATCAGCCAGAGATGGGTCCAGACCCGGCTCGCGTTGTCGAGCGAGAACTGGCCGCTGCTCAATGCCACGATGTCCCACGGAGCCTTCGGCTGGACCCGGCCCAGTTCGATCATCAGATCGGGGTAGTAGCCCGCATCGCTCGCCGTCGGCGTAGGCCAGGAGGAAGAGCCGTCGCCGGCGATGGCGAGCGCCAACTTCTCGCGCCGTGAACAGGCCCGCTTTTGTGCGGTAGCCCAGCTCGCGAAGGCTGTGCGCGACCTCGGCAAATCCCAGATCGAGGTGGCCTTCGACGTTCTCGGCAAAGACAGCGGCCGGGCGGACCTCGCCTGTGATACGGGCGACATCGGGCCAGAGGTGGCGCGGGTCGCGGTGGGCACGGCGCTTGCCGGAGACGCTGAACGGCTGGCACGGATAGCCGGCAGAGAGGATATGAACGCGGTCACGCCATGGGCGGCCGTCGAAGGACTTGAGATCGTCCCAGACAGGCGCGCGATCCAGGGCCTGGTCTTCCATCCGCGCCACGAGAGTGGCCGCAGCATGGGCTTCCCGCTCGACGAAACATACAGCCCGGTAGCGGGGTTCGGCGATGGCAAGACCAAGGTCGAGACCGCCGTATCCGGCACAGAGCGAGAGGCCGGTGACGGCACCGGTTGAGGGGCCGACTGTGGAGGCACATAGAGCCACAAGGGTATTCTCCGCAGGCAACTCATCGGGCGCTCTGTGGAGGGCTCACCGCTTCCGTGGAAACTGGCCTCATGATGTTGAATTGCCGGCAGCGGCGGCATTTGATTTCAATGCATCCGGCCAGCGCGCCCTGTTCTGCCTTGAACAGCAGCGCGTGGCAAGATGCGCAACGAAAGGACTCCTTCATCGGTAGCACCTATGTGAGTCCCCGCCGTGATCGGCCGGGGGGACTGGCGGCTGGGTACCCAGCCAAAGGTGCGAGTTCCAGCTCGCGGTTCGGGCCGCTGCAACGGCCCTGCCCCCCTCGTCAGAGAGGGATGTTCATTGATCGGAAGGGATCGGTGCGCTATGGCAGCCGGGTGACGCGCGTGACACGGTGAACCTGTGGGCCGTAGCACGGGTCCCTGACCCGGAGCGCCTTGCGAGAAATCACAGTCCTCGCCGCGCGTCACAGCATTCCCGAGCCCGCCGCTATGCATCGTCTGCCGCCTGGTAGACCAGCTCGCTATCGGCAGAGCGAAGCTTGGCAGCGATCCCGCGCCGGTCGCTGGGGTAGATGGTCGAGAGATAGTTCTCGCTGCCATCGGCCGTGGTCTTGACCACGACGCGGTAGATGCGCCCCTCGGCCGACCGGCCGAAGAAGACCAGATGGGTGCCGCGTTCGCGGAAGACGTAGAGCGGGCGGTCGATCAGCGAGGCGGCGAGGCGGAAATCGGCAACGCCGAGATAGTCCCGGCGGCGATCGATGACGATGTGATCGCGGGTGGCGCGGGAGAGGCGGACCATGCCCGAGCGGGCAGCGATCCAACCCCGTTTCTCGCTATCGAGCCAGGCGAAGGGAAAGGGCTGGTCCGGCAACGCGATGAACTGCTCGAAAGCCGGATCGGCCAGGAGATCGGCCACGAGCCTGCGCGCCGGTTCTTCGAGCCCGGCCTCCTCCGCCAAGCGGATCGAACTGAAGGTCTTGTCGGCGACCGCGCGCAAGTGAGCAATGCCGGGGTTGTAGCCGAAACCGGGATGGATGCCCGCAGGCACGCGGAGAGGCTGCTTGCGGCCAGCGGCGAAGAAAAGGGTGTCGGGGCCATCATCGGGCGGGGTCGATACTTTCCAGCCCTTACGGTCCATGCGCGCCTGGCTCACCTGCTCATAGTGGCAGTTGCAACCCCAGCCATTGGGCGGGAAATGGGTGAGCCACCATGGATGATCGACAGGCAGGATGAGGCCGTGCCAGCTCCGGTGATCCTTGCGCGGCTCCTTGCGGTAGTGGTCCGACAGGTAGCGAAGATAGGGGAAGCGATCCTTCTCCGTCTGGATTTTGAGCCAGCGCGCCGCCGCTTGCGACATGCGGACATTGGTCCTGAAAATGGTCTGCAAACGGCGTTCATTGACGAGGACAGGCCGGTCGCTACCGGTCAGCGCGGGATCGGTCACCATGCCCCACCAACCGGCCTTCTGCAGCTGAGGAACGAGCTCGGCCTTCCAGCTCTCGAACGTGCGGCCATTGCGCAGGGCATCGTCGAGCGAGGTGCGGATCTGTCGCAGGAGATCGAGCTGAGCGACCTTGGCGACCGTGAAGGCGGCCGCATGGTCCTCGTTCATCATCTCGTGCCAGCGAACGGTGGTGCGCAGCTCGCCGCGCAGATCCCAGACACGCAGGGTGTCGTCGGGCGGCAGGAACATGGTGAGGCGGATGTCGGGGCGGGTCACAGGAGGCCATCCTTGCGCAATTGTTCGGCTATGACCGGCGACATATCCGGCCCCTGGGACGGACGGTTGAGAACAGCTATGATGCGATCAATGATCCTGCCGCGGAGCCATTCGATCCGCCGACGATCGGCGGGGTTGCGCGTTCTTGGCAACTTGCGGCCAAGGCGAGCGCGCCGATCGCGCCACGCCTTGGGTCCCTTGCGATAGCAGCGGCCGCAGATCCACTCGACCCCGGCAGGGAAATGACGAGAGCGCCGCCTGCAAGCGACGACACAGCATTCGGACCAGGGGTGCTCGGCACTGGTCATTCGCCGCTCGCGGCATCGAGCCGGAAGGCGAAGCTGGCGCGCTGGAGCGCCTCGTAGAGCGGGCCTTCGTCGCCGATCGCCGTGTCGCGCAAGATGGCCGAGATCTCGTCCTCACTGGCGGCCGCGGCAATGCGCTCAATAAGCGTGCCGGTCATTGCGCCAGCGATGCGGTAGCCATCGGCGGCGATCAGGCTGTCAACCAGGTCATCGGTCCGATCGGGACCAGGCGCGGCGTCGCCCTCGGCAAAGGCGACCTCGCGCGCGGAGGTCTGCCAGTCGTCGACGATCGGCTCGAAAATCTCCGGCCCGAACAGCAGCGGGCCGAGGTAGGGTTTGACCTGCGCGAGATCGACAGCGTCGCGGTCGTAGGTGAAGGTGACGTGCGGCAGGTAGGAAGGGAAATCCCAGCTTGCGCCAAGGCGGCGCATTTCGCGGTGGCGGCCATCGAGCCGGTCATCGGAGAAATGAAGCACGACGGCTCCTTCCTCCCCGAGCTGTTCGACCATGCGGGGGCCGCCTTCGACCCGGAGCCGGTTGCGTTCGTCGCCCCAGGCGGTGCCGAGGCCGAACCAGTTCACCGGCCGCCTGGAATAGGCGACAGTAACATGCATCTGGTCGGGCGGGATGGTGCTCGTGAAACCCTGTTCGCGTGCCCAGGCCATCAGGGCCTCGGCATTGAGCAGGCGGCGATAGACGTAGAGCGGGCGAGGATCGTCCGCAGCGAAACTGGCCTGCTTCTCGTCGGCTTCCTCTTCCTCCACCGGCTCTGTGCCGACAGGGGACTTCGTCGGCAATTCGACCTTTGCAGTCTTGCGCTCGTAGCCGTCGCCATAGGTGTCGCGGAAGCTCTCCTCGGTACGGACCCAGCCAATTTCGGCGAGCACCTTGTCGGTCTCTGCCTGATGCTTGGTGTCGAGCTCTTCCTCGACATCGCGCATGACGCGGGGCGGCTCGACATCGGCACCGAAATTGAGCTCGGAAAACCAGCGCGCCGGCCCTTCATTGAAGCTGTCTGACAGCAGGTCAGCATCCGACTTGACCACTTCGAGCTTGACCCCGGCATGGACCTTGGCCTGGCTGAGCGAGGCGCCGTCATCGGTGGTCATGGTCTGCGAGAGGACGACCTTGGCGATCGCGGCGTCCATGTATTTGCAGAGTGTCTCGAAATTGGTGATGCTGCCGCTCTGGGAGACGTGCATCAGTTCGATCGCCATGCCGTCCGGGATGGCGATACCGCTGTCGGTCGCAAAAGCCTGGAGCGCGGCAAGCAGCCGGTCGACCTGATCGGAAGGCGTGCCCGGACGATACTTGCCGACGGCGGTCGGGGTCGAATAGCGATCGGTGAAGTTGTTCCAGAAGCGCACGCCGTTGCGCTTGAAGAGGGTCGGCCAATAGAGCCATTCGGCGAGGCCACGGCCATAAGGTTCATCGTCGTCCGACGCGCCGGCCGAGGCGACCCAGAACTTGCGGTCGGGCAGCTCCTCGCCGCGAATCATGTTGCCAGGCACGAGAAGACGCAGCTCGCCGTCGTCATTGTAGCGGAAGCGGCGAGCGTGGCGCACGTGAATGCGCCCGAACTCCAGCAGGCCAGCGCGCGGCTGCCACATCAGTTCGGCAACCGAATAGCCATAGAAGGCGGCGTAGAGCATCTTGTCGGTGACCCGGTCCCATCCGATCCGGACAAGGTTGGCGCGCAGGGCATCAGCGGCGGCGACCGAGCGGGGATCATCCTCATCGCCCGGTACCACGTTCCAGTCACGCGAGACCACAGCTCCGCGGCGCTGCTGGAGGGTCGAGACCACCTGATCGTCTTCGAGGATCTTGTCATAGACCCCCCAATCGACCGATCGGAGCAGGCGCGGATCGCGCGGCTGCTGGAGGCCGTAGACATAGGGGCGCGTCACGTCGCGGCCATCGGCGGTTGTCGCGACGGGCGCGCTCAAGGTGGAGGCCAGCGCACGGCCTGGCTTGGCGACGCCCCTGATATCGTTCTTCCAGCTCTTGGGTGCGGGCATGTCAGTATCCCATCGTGTTGGAGCGGGCACCGACAGTGCCGAAGCCGCGTTCGGTGCGCGCGCGGGCTGCGTCGCTGCCAACCACGGCGCGGCTGCCAGCGGTGCGGAATTCGATCGGCGCGACATCCTCGTCGGCTGCAGCGCGCAGGTGCATCAGGGCGATGGCGTTGTCGCCATGGCGCTTGCCCTTCGCGCCATCGGCCTTGGAGATGATCGAGCGATCGGGGATTTTGGGCACACCGCGCACGAGCTTGATCATGCGCAGATCCTCAAGCGTGCCTTCGTCGAACGGAATGAGCATGGTGCGATCCTCGATCGAGGCGCGCAGCTTGGGCATGTACGCGAGATAGGTCTTGTCGGAGGTCTGGACTGCCTCGACCCGGTCGAAGCCCCATTTCTGCTGCATCGCTTCCGCAAGGGCCGAGCCATTACCGCGCGCATCCATCTTGCCGGTGGCAAAGAGGGGAACGCGGGCGATGATCCAGTTGAGAATGAACTCCTGCTCCTTGAAGGGCACATTGCGCATCTCGAGGATGAAGCGGGCAACAAGGCGCATCAGATCGTCCCGCTGGCCAAAGGCGATGGGCGAAACGTCACCGTTGCGGGCGAAGTCCTGGCCGAAGTAGCTGGCGCGGCGGCGGTCGAAATCGACCAGCCATGGCGCAACCTCCAGTTCGAGGAACTCGCGGACGAAGTCCTGGCGGAATTCGTCGCTCTCGCGCTCGAAGCCATCGGGGCAGGCCAGACGGATAACAGGCAGTTCGGACGACATCGCGGCCTCGATCGTAGCGCGCGGGATATAGACCCCGCTGCCGCGGGCCGGGATGACATCGAGTTCCTCTGCGGCAGCTTCGCCGTAGGTCTTGCGCAGATTGGCTTCCCATTCGGCCTCGATCTCGGGCGACCATCTAGTACCGGTAACCAGACAGATGCGGCGATAGAGGCCTTGGTCCAGAGCATCGCGCAGGGTGACCCGCTGGACGAAGCCGCGCTTCTTGCCGGCACGAATGTCCTCGATCAGGGTGTTGAAGGGGTTGTCGGCCCCGTCATGGGTCGAGATCACCACGACCCGGCCGCCCCACATCAGCAGCGCCAGCGAGGCCTTGAGCAGCTCGTCAAGCTGATCGTGGAACGCCGCTTCATCGATGATGACCTTGCCCTGCTTGCCGCGCAGCGAGCGCGGCTTGGACGATAGCGCGACGATGGCATGGCCGGACGGCATGTCGATGCGGAAGGCCTTGATGCCTTCTTCGGAGCCGTCGTCGTAGAGGAACTCGGATGGCGCCGACGCGGCCTTGTCGAAGGCCTTGGCGAAGGTGCCGCAATAATCGATGAACTCGCGGGTCATGTCGAGATTGTAGGCGATGTAGAACACGTCCATCCCGCCGTTGCCCGCTGCTGCCGTGGTCAGAACCGCGTCGGCGGCGAAGCCATAGGTGATCCCGGTACGCCGCGACTTCTCGATCACCAGCAGTTCGTGCTGGGAGCTCAGTACGAGCGCGTCGGCCTGATAGGGCAGGAGAAGAAATTCGGGATCGGTCATGCCGTGGCCTTTCCGCGCGCCAGGCGCTTGTAGTTCGGCCGGCGACGCTTGCGCCGGGCGCGGCCGAGATCGCTGCGATCAGTCCAGGCGGCTTCACCGGTCGCGACCGAGAGCAGGAACCGGCGCGCTTCTGCGAGACCGGACTGGCCGTCGAGTGCGATCAGGTCGAAATGGGGCGGAGCATAGGGCGCAGACTTGGGCCGGTAGTGATTGGCCACCCGCAGGCACCATTCCCTGCCTTGGCAGTCGAAAATATGGAGGTAGCGCGATAGCTGCGCGCCGCCCGCCCGGGAAACACGGATCACGCCGATACGAAGCCGGAAATTGCGAGCCTCGGCAGCAATCTCAACGGCGAGCTGGGCAATGTTGCCCGGCCCGTTCCGCGAACTTCCGACCACCCTGCGAACGCTGTCCATTTCGCCTCCTTCGCGCTCAGCTGATGCCGAGCAGCTCTCGCTTGATCGCGGCCAGGGTTTCAGGGGTGGCACCGGCCCCGCGGGCTGCCCGTTCGGCATCCTTGGCGGCTTCGGCGCGGGCGGACTTTCGTTCTTCCTCGCGGATCTTCGCTTCGCGGTCGGTGTCGATCTTGGCCGCCCCCGTGATGTCTTTGATCGAACGGGCGAAACGGCTCAGCTCGAGGCCATCCAGATCGACCTCCTCGCCGCTGGCGATCGGCATGACGGCACGGGTCATGATGCTGGTGAAGAGCTGGATGAGCAGCTTCTGCTGGGCATTGTCGGCGTCGCCGAACTCGCCCGCGAACGACCGTGCGACGCTGGAGAGGTCACGCTGGTGCGAGGCCATCTCGCGGTAGTCCTTGGTGTAACGGCCAACCGCTGCGCGGGACCGTTCCTGCCCGGCTTCGCCAAGCAGGGCGACGATCTCGTCGATGGTGCTGCCGGCCTTTATGGCGGCATGGACTGCGTCGAGGACCGGCTGCGGCAAGGTCTTGATGGAAGAGCGGCCACCCATCGTCAGCGCCCCGTCCGGTGGCGGTAGACGCCAGCCAGGTAAAGCTTGCCATCGGACACGTCGATCCCGTCCGGCGTGATCTCGCCGCAGGTAAAGGGGCCGACTTCCTCCAGCTCGACCAGTCCGCCCTGCGAGAGCCAGGCCAGTTCCTCAGTCACGTCGCGGCGCGCGACGCGGTGGCCCAGATTGCCGAGCAGGCGGGCGATCACGTCGTCGCTCTGCTGCCCGCCAATATCGTTGAGGAGGTCGAGAATGGCACGGCGGACCACCGGCCGGATGACTTCGGGCAGGCTCATTTGATCTGCTTCTCGATCAGGGTGTGAAGATAGCTGTTGGTGGTCTCGATCTGCTTGCTGAGAGCTTCCAGTCCGGCTTCGAGATGGCCGACCCGCTCGGCCACCTTGCCGATGTCCTTCGACAGCTCTACCCTGCTTGGTGCTCGATGCAGATCTGCCTCGATTGCATTGAGCCGCTGCTCCGATGCAATCTGGCGATCGGAGTTGGTGGTCGTCTGGCCGCGCAGATCGGAGATCTCGACAGCGAACTTGGCAACGACATCGACCAGCGCCTTTTCGCGCTCGCTCTTGAGCTTCTCGAGATCGAGTTTCGTGGGGAACTGCAGTCTGAGCCAGGCGAAACCGCCAGCCAGGACAAGAGGGGTGATCCCTGCCATGACCGGCCAGATCGAGCGTAGGATTTCGAGCCAGCTCATCCCCCGGGGCCCTCTGCCATGTATCGTCCGCGAAAGATCATTTTTGCTACCCTGCACAAGCGATTGAACGAGGCTTGCAGGGGTAGGGAAAAGGGGTGTCCCGATCAGGGGTGAGAGGGCTTACCCCTGATCGGGATGCGGGGTCCGCTCGAACATGTCGATCTGGCGGTCGTCGCCGCGGCGCGGCCGGCGCAAGGGAACGGCACCGCTGGCCTCTGCGGTCCGGTTGACCAGCTCCGACACATAGGTCCGGGCAGTGCCGAGGATCTTGGCCGCTTCGCGCACGGTCATATCACCGGCGCGGACAGAGGCAAGGACCGGAGCACGCCGCGCCTCGCTCAGCACGGCCCGGCCGACCGGCAATTCCAGCTCGTTGCCGCCGTAGACCTGCGCCATGACACGGACGAGGCGGGCGTCGAGCACGTCGCGGAAGGGGCTGCGCTCCGGGTCGATCGGCACGCGCACCTGCTGACCGCCCCTGGCGTCGATCAGCCGCAGGGTGTGATATGCCCCGATGTGGTCGGCCATCTCGACCATCTGCGGAGGCCACTTGCGGGTGACCTTCGCGTCTGCCGGGATCGGCAGATCGGCCAAGGTCATGCCGGGGCGGTATTCTGCAGTCACTCCGCCTGCTCCTTCGCCGCCCGAGGCCATTCGGCGCGCCATTTCTTGCCGAGGAAGCGGATCACGTCGTCGAGCTGGCGGTTGGTCCAGTTGAGCGACTGTTCGGGCAGACCGAGCGATCGGTCAGCGAGCAGCTCGCTGTTGACGGTCAAGCCAGCATTGTAGAGCTGGCGATGAAGGCGAGAGATGACCGACCAGCGGTCCCATTCGGCGCGGCCGCGACCTGGCCAGTGACGCTCCAGCGCGGCAATCTCGGTGTCGCTCTTCCACTCGACACCTTCCCGCTCGAGCCACTGCTTGAGCCCTTCGATCACGGAGAAGGACTGGCGGCTGTCGAGGAAGCGCAGGGCCGCGACGCCGGTCTGGCGCTTGACGAAGGCCGAGAGCGCCTTTTCACCGGGCTCCTCGATCACGCCGAGCCAGTAGAGGCTCCACCACAGGGCCTTGATCTTGGCGAGATGCGGCCTCTGCGGATTGGTGCCCTGCCAGTCCCGGTTGAGATGGTCGAGGAGCCGGGAGAGCTGGGCGTCGTCCATTTGTGCCATCGAAGCGATGCCGGTGACTTGCTGCTGGATATCCTTGCGCGCCTCGCTGTCGATGCCGCGACGGCGGCAGGCGGCGAACACCGCGCGCATCTTGCGATTGCGCGGATCGTCACCGCCAGATGCATGGCGGCGGTGGGATGAGGCCGTCCTAGTCATCGCGGTTCGAGCTCCAGCGGGCCGCGATCTGCTCCATCAGGCTGGGCACTGTGTTGAGGTCGACCGCGAAGGGCGGACGGCTGCGCGGCTTCGTCTCGAAAGGCCGACGCGGGCTTGGCAGGGGCGGCTTGGCAGGGGATGTCTCAGCCATGGGATTGCCCCCGCCGCAGTTGCCATACCCGCTTGCCGGTGCGCGGGTCGCGGCGCAGGCATTCACCGCGCCGCGACCTGGGCGGGCTTGGCAGTTCGGCCAGCCAGCGCTGGATCGTGCTGTTGCCGGCTCGATAATGGGCGGTCAGCTCGTTGAAGCTCATGCGCCCCGCCTGGAGGGCAAAATCATTCGGCCGCTGGCGCTTCGGCGCTCCGGTCATTGCCTCGCACCAGCCACGCTTCTTGAACGCGGTGATCTGGCTGGGCTGGAGGCCGAGGATCGCGGCAACGTCCTGCAGGTCGTGCCACTGCGACAGCAGCCGCGCGCGGTCGACGAGCGATTGGGGATGCGCCCTCATTGGCCGCCCCTTTTGCCGAGTTCATCCTTTCGCCGCTGCAAAAGCAGGGCACTGGCAGTTGCCATTTTGCGCCGGTACGCGAGATCGTGACGCGGATCGTCATCGTACATCGAGCAGATCCGGCTGACCGCGGCATGGGCGATGCCAAGTTCCTTGGCGATCTGTTTGGGCGTCAGAGCCCTATCGCGCAGAGCCATGACCTTGGTTTCCTGAGGCGTGAGGCCGCTCATTGCCCTCGCTCCCTCGACTGGCGAAGTTTGGCCTGCAAAGCGCGCCAGGCGTTGACGGCACGGATTCCGCTGTCGGCGATGCTGACAGCGAGGCTGAATGCCACCACGAGGAGGAAGCCGCTCAAGGCCCCGTCGATAAAGGCGGCGCTCATTGCGCGATCCTTTCGGCGTCATCGCGGCGCTGGAGTTCGGCCAGCAGGTGGCTCGTCGGCACGGTCTGGAGCTTGATCCGGTCAGCCTCGACCGGGATGTAGCAGCCGGACTTCTCGCCGGTCTTCCGCAGGAAGCCGTAGTCGGTCAGAGCGGTGAGGCGCGCGTGGGTGCTGCTGCCGGATTTCTCGCCGAATTCGGCATTGATCTGCCGCACGGTCGGCCCCCGGCCGTGTTCGGCGAAATAGGCGCGGATGAACTCCAGCGTTGCCTGCTGTTTCGGGGTCATTGTTCATCTCCCAGGGGATGGCAGCGCGAGGCGGGAAACCAATGGAGGGGCCATGGCTCGCCATCGCGATCGACGCCGCGGCGCAGGATCGCGGCTTCGTCGCTGCGGTCGAACCAATGGGTCAGAGCGACCAGGACACCTTCGATCCCGGTGGCGCTGTCGATGACGTTGCTGCCAAGGCGCAGCGTAGAGGTGGCCTGCACGTCCATCAGTGAACCACCTGCCCGGCCTTCTGCCGGAGCTGGTCGTTCTGCCAGAGCACCGCGTCGGCGAGTGCGTGGCAGAATTTGTCAGCCTCTGCCGCGTCAAGCGAGAGGGCGATCTGGACGCGGCCGAAGACCAGGGTGACCGCGACTGTCGGATCGCCGGGTGCTGCAACCCTGGCGACGCCTACGGCCATCTGCTGACCGTGTTCATCGACTGGCGCGCCGGGAACTGCGGGAGCAGTGGAGGCGGCAATCCGGGCAGGAAGCACAGTGATTTCGCTGGCGTTGAGTTTCACCAGTTGGACCGGCGGCATCATGACGACTCTCCCCGCATCGCTGCCTCGAGGCGGTCAGCTTCGGCCTCGATCAGATCTGCGGCCTCGCGCAGTTTCTTGGCGGCGGTGCGCGGCGCGCCGTCGTCAAAGTAGATGGCGCTGAGTTCGATGAGCTCTCCGACGCGATCGGTCAGAGGCAATGCTGCGGTGGTCATGCTGCGTCTCCTTCGCTTTCGACATCGACCGCCTCGGTGCCCTCGGGCTGCTTGGCGATGCGATCGATGAAGAATTCGTCCTTCTGGGTGACTGATGCGCCGATGTCGGCGAGCGCTTCGCCAAGCGCGTTCTGTTCGATGAACTCGAGGTGCTCGGCGTTGCTGCCGTCGAAAGCAGGTGGCTCCCGATCAAGGGTGCGCAGGGCCTTGATGCAGGCCGGCTTGTCCACTGTGTGCTTGGTCCGGATGAGTGAGACCAGCTTGCGCCCCAGCAGCCAGTTGGTGAAACCGTCGAGGGTCAGACCCTTGGGCAGTGCCAGCGCGGGGGTCGAGGTGCGCTCGCCAATCTGCGCGCCGGCAAGCTCGATCGACTTGCGCTTGCCGTCGGTCAGCTCGTCCCGGTTTGCGGCCCACCATGGGCGGAGCTGGCGGAAGATCGCCTTGGCTTCTTCCTCCTTGGGCAGAATGGCCTTCGCGCGATCGGCGATGATCCTGTCAACCGCGACCTGGGCGGCGTTCCTCTCCACGTCGATCATGTCGAGCAGGTAGATGTAACGCTCGGCCAGCGCGGTCGCTTCTTCGAGGTTCTGCGGCGCTTCCTGGCGCGGGGCTTTCTTGCGGGCGCGGGCCATTATCGGGTTCCTTCCTTGTGCTCGATGATCGGGGTGTCGGGGCGGACCGGCTCGGCCAGCGGGATCGCGGTGTCGCAGAAGGCGCACTCGGCAGTGACGCGGCCGACGTTCCAGTTGCAGCCGCCGCAACCCGGGCAGGCATTGGACAGCTCGCGCCGGAACAGGATGACGTAGCCCTGCTGGCTAAGCATCGCCGCGTGGTCGGCGGGCAGCTTCATGGTCTGTCCCCTTCGCGGTCGGTGTTGTTGGCGCAGCCACGGCAGACACGGGCGTAGGCGTGATGCATCTGGGTGCGCGGCGGGGCCTTGCGGCGGCGGTTGCGGATGCAGGCGGCCAGCGGGATCGGGGCCTGCCAGACCGGACACAGCACCTCGTCACAGCCGAGGATCGAGCGGACGAGCTGCTCGGCCTCTTCGTAACTGCCGGTATAGGTGCGGTTGATGACCCGGCTGATGTATGGGCCTGAACGACCCAACCTGTCGCCGACCTCGCGCTGGCTGGTCGCGTCGCAGGCGCGTGCCAGCGTGCCGATCCAGAGCGGCATGTCATCGCCCCAGGCGCGCTGCGCCTTGTCGAGATTTCCCAACTCGACGGTAACCTTAACAGACATGGTTAACTTACCCCCCCGCCATCAAGGCGGCCTTTTCCCGCAGGAAGTGAGAAATCGACCACGTCGCGCAGGCTCTGGCCGTTGTTGCGATCGTCGAGTTCGACAATCGAGCGGCTGCCGTCGTTGCGGCGGCGAATGACCGGATGCCTCGGCCCGGTATTGCGGGCGAGCTTGTAGACGGGCAGGCCATCGGGATTGCCCTTGCGGATGGTGAGGTAGCGGAAGCGCAGAAGGCCCCCGAGGAACTCACGCGCGCCCTTCTCGCCCACCTCGGCTGCCATGCACAGCGTTGGCAGGTCGAACTCCTTGAGCACCCGCATCGCGGCCCACAGGCGCTGCCTGCCCGAGAACTTGGGCACGGTGCAGCGGGCGCGGGCTTCGACGGCGCGGGGGGGATGGACGCGGGATCGCGCGGCTTCGGTCATCATGAACCTCAAGGGCTGGAGCTGGGTCAGGAGAGCGCCCTGTGCGGTCCAGTTCTCGATCAGCGAGAAGAACAGCTCGGGCTCGATGTCGGCGGCGTCGAACAGCTCGCCGAGCGAATGGGCCTGCGTGGCGAGGCGAAGTACCCGCCACAACCGGACCTGTGGTGACCGCGGCGGCGGGCCGTCGGCATGGAGGAGAGCGGCCGAGGCCATCAGCCCTGCCCTCCAGCGCGGCGGCGAGGCGGCAGCGAACCGTTCTCGACACGGCGGTTGCCCCACCAGGCCAGATCGATCGACATGCGGCCCTCGTCGATCGCGAGGCTCTGGGCGCGTTCCAGATTGGTGACGATGCGGCGGGTGACCCCGGCGCAGGAGCGGCGAAACTCCAGCACGAGGTCATCCGCCACGCTTACGCCGCGGCGGCGGTAGCAATCGCGCAGCTTGAGGGCGTCCTCGTCGCTGGCAGGCTGGGCTGCGGTGTGGATGAGAATGCGGTTGTCGAACCGCTCCCACTCCTTGAGCTTGGCAGGCAGCGCTTCCTCGCCGATCATCAGGATCGCAACCGAAGTGGCGTCGTGAATGTCGCGGATAATATCGACCATCTGCTTCTTTACCAGGTAGTCCATCTCGTCGATGATGAGCGGTCGCGGATGCTGGTTGAGGTGGTCGATCAGCTGATCGAGGATTCGCGGCCCCGTTTTCTCGACGCGGGTGATGCCAAGCGCCTCGGCCAGCGCGGCAAGCAGGCTGCGCTGGGTCCAGATCGACTTGGCCTCAACCGCGCCAGCATCGAAGCGGGCAGCAACGAAGGCTGCTGCGACGCTCTTGCCGTAACCACTGGGTCCATAGAGGACGCCGAGGCGGGGCATGCTCTCGCCCGCATTCACGCAGTCAAGCATGGTCTGATAGGCCAGCGACATGTTGGCGAGATGCGCTCTCCCGACGGGGGAACCCCGTTCGGCGGCGGGCGGTGAGATGATGTGCTCCATGATTGCGTCCTTCCAGTTGCAAAGCGTGTTCAGGCGGGTTTCATCCGGCGTTGCCGGCGTTCGAAAGCAGGGTTGAGCGGGGGGCGGCAGGCGCGCCGAAATGCGCAGCCATGACCTTGGCGGTGCGGTATTCGGACCCCTGCGCGTAGGCCTCGGCCCAGCGGAGCCGTTCGGGATCGACGGCCTCGCCGCGGTGGGCGGCGGCGATGAGGCCATCAGCCTCGGCGATCTTGTCCTCGACCGAACGGGCGGCAGGGGCCTTCTTCGGCGCAGCGCGCTCCTCAATCGCGGCAAGCTGCTGTGCGGTGGGCGTGGCAGGCTCGGGGCGCTCGCGGATCGAGCGGACCGTTTCCGAGGGAGCGTCAGCGACCACGCCGGGCAAGGTGACCAGCTTGCCAGCCTTTTCGGCGTCGCTACGCAGGAGCTGCTCGCGCGCGTCCTCGATCCGGAAGCGGCGTTTCTTGGCCAGCATCTCGCCGCGGGCCTGCTTCATGTGGGCTTCCTGATCGCGGCGGGCAGCGAGAGCGAACTGCTCCTCGCTCATTCCGGAGCGCAGATGGTTGACGGCGATATCGATGAAGCGGCCCGCCTCGTCGAAGATCATCAGTTCGCCCAGCTCGTCCTCGTCGCGGCGGACCATGACGGGCTGGCCGATGAAATCGACCAGAGCGGGCGACCAGTAGCGGCCGCGCTGCCATTCGACGCCGCGCTTGCCGACGGTGCGGGTGCCGACATGGGCCGAGAGAACGATGCGCAGTTCGTCGGCCGATGGCGCGCGGTTGCCGCCAGCGGTGGAGGACTGCCACTTGGCGAGCGGCGACATGCCGATGCCCGAATGGCGTTCCTGCAGGTAAGGCCCGTCTGCCCAGTTATCGAGCACGGTCTGTAGTTCGGCCGCGGTCATCTCGGGGACGATCAGCGGCTTGCCGGTTTCCTTGCGGGCACGCTCGCGCAGGCGCTGGGCCTCGGCAACATTGTGGCCGCAGTACCCGGCGAGAACTTCGGCGCGCTTGCGCTGGAAGGTGCCGAAGACCCGTTCGATGTGGGGCTTTTTCTCGGGGCTGGCTGGCGGACAGGCGCGGTGCTCGATGCCGAGCAGCTCTAGCGCGCTGGTGATCGCCTTGTTGACATAGCCCGAGCCCTGGTCGGTCGCGACCTCAGCCGGGCAGGCACCCCAGGCCTGCATGGTGGAGGACAGCAGGCGGCGAACCGATTGCGCGCTTTCAGAGGGGCAGACGAGGAAGCGGACGCGGCGGGAGAAGACATCGATGACGCCAAGGATCGATTTGCGCCCTTCGATCAGCAGCACGTCGCCTGGCGTGGTGTCGAGTTCCCAGCGCTGGTTGGCATAGGTGACATCGGCATCGGCTCGGCCAAGCGACAGGCGCCGGGTGCTCTTGTAGGCATTGGGATCGCGCAGGCTCTGGAAGACGATGGCCTTGTCCGCCTCGAGCCGCGAGACGAAGCGCTGGAGGCTGCGCAGCGAAGGGACTTCGGGGAAGCTGGCTTCGATCATCTCGAGCAAGACTGCCGCGGAGAGCTTGCGCTGGGCCAGCCAGCCTGTGACAGCATCGGCGATATCGGGATTGGCGGTGAAGAAGTTGCGCCCTGCAGGACGCCCGCGCGGACGGCGGTTGGAATTGGCTGGACGGCGGGCGAGCAGATCCTCGCGCGCTTCGAGCGGCAGGGACTTGACGCAGTAGAGCCGACCGCCGCCGCGCCCCTTGCGCTCGATCCAGCGCCAGTTTTCGCGACTGGCTCGCTCATTCACCTTTCGCTTTGAGCTGGGAAGTCCGTCCAGCCCGAGGTCTGCTATCTCTTGGGCCGACAAGTAGCGCGGCACGCGGGCGTTCATTGGTCGCGCTCCGTGCTAGAGAGATGCGACTCGACGAAGGGAGATGCTGATGAGCTTGTCGAATTACAGCGAGTGGGCGGCTGCGATCGGGCAGGAGCTGGCGGAGTTGCCGTCGCTGACCGAATGGCAGGTGATTGGAAAGTTGCTGGTCTTTCCAGAGGCCGAGCTATGGTCTGGCGCCGAACGCGAAGAGCTTTCCGAAGCGCTGACCCTTCTTGAAGCGACACCGGCGAAACGGCGCACCCTGTGGAAACGCACCGACCCCGAGCTTCGCCCGCAATTGTGGCTACTGACGGTCGATCTGGCGAAGAGAGCAGCCAAGTGCCTAGCGATTGCAGCAGACGTTTGTGACGTGGAAGGGCTGTCGTATCGTCAAGCTGTGCAAGTTGCCGCTCAAGCTTCATTGCCAGCGAGTTTGTCACCACTGCCAATGCATCTGTGGGCGAGATAGCCCTGGCGACGCGGGCGACCACCACCACTGGCCAGAAGAGTCGTGGCTGATTGCGGAGGCGCAAAGTCATCGCACGCTCCCGTGCAGAGACAGAACAAAATAGGTGCAAGACTCAGTGCAGGCTGCGTGATAGGTGACAGTCATGCAGCCGCTCCCGTGACATCGGGAGCCCGTTCGAAGCGGGGTTTGCGCTGATAGTTTTCGGTTGGCTGAGGGCGCTTGCGGGTGCCGTCAGCGTGGTAGCGGGAGGGCCAGATTTGACTGGCGGGCAGTTCCAGAAAGGCGGCGATGGCGCGCTCACCCCGAATGTGGGGGGTGTCGAGCGCGAGCGAGATCAGGCGGCGATCGACGCCGTGAGCGCGGCCGACCGCAGCCAGGGTCGAGCGGCGCTTCTCGATCGCAGCCTTGATATCGGAGGGGTGCCAATCGTGCATCGTCAAATTCCGAATGAGTGATGCGGTATTTGATAATGCACATTCGCTATCTGTCAAGTCAGATAGTGACGAACGGCCAAGCTATTGGACTGCGGAGGCGCGTGAACGCATGCGCGCTGCAATCAGCTTCGTTGGAACGCAGGCAGAGGTGGCTCGACTGGCGAGCATGTCACCATCCCATTTGAGCGCGCTGCTCAAGCGAGAGGGCGACCCGGGGGTCTCGAAACTGGCTGAGTTGGCCCGGATTGGTAATGTTTCGCTCGATTGGGTTCTTTCTGGGAAGCGCCAAGGTGAGGCTAGGTCAGGCGCAGACGACACGATCCCCATTCGCGTGCTGGATCTCGCCTATGGCATGGGCGGGGCCTTTATCGACGAGCACGCCGAGGAGCAGATCGAGTTCTTCCCCAAGCGCATGATTGCCGCCTTCACCAAGGCTCCGGCCGAGAAGCTGCGGGTGGTCAAGGGGATCGGCGACAGCATGATGCCGACGATCAGCGACGGGGACCTGGTGTTCATCGACCTGTCGCAGGACACAGTCCGGATGAACGACCGGGTGTGGGCGCTGGCCACCGGCGAGATCGGGATGATCAAGCGGCTGCGGGTGGCGGGCGGCGAGCTGCACGCGATATCGGACAACCCGGTGGTGTCGGATTATGTCCTGGCCGAAGACGACTACCGGATCGTCGGGCGGGTGGTGGCGTGCCTCAAGAGCCTGTGAGCCTTTTCGATAACTTCCAATTCTTTTGTCCGCCTGCTATCTGCAATGGCCAAAGGGATTGTATCTATGAGCACGTTTCTAGCTGTACTTCTGCTGACAAGCGGATCTCCTACTAGTTATCCCGGATGCATCGAGCGCGACGGAGACGAGCTATCCCCAACCATCATGTGGAATAGCTATAGCTGTGAGAGTGGAAGTATTCGCGTCGACGGCTCGATCCCTGCAAAGTACGCTACTCTAACGATCTCGCCCTATGCAGCGCACCGAGTGACTGACGATCGGCGTGAAGCCGGGCTGGTGCTAGATCTTAAGTTTGAAGCACGGAGTGGTTTCGCGCTCTGGCCGAACCTCGAAAGTGCTTCAATTGCCGTTGCAGGGAAGCCCGAGGAGCTTCGGGCGGCGCCTATCGACACAAAACGTACCTGTGGCAGATATATGTGCAGTCACCGTATCCAGGCGCAGGTTACGTTCACCCCAGCGGCTCTCGCCGAAATCAGGATGAAATTCGCGTCCTCGCCAGAGGGCGCAGTTGCGATGCGCTTCTTCTACAAGGAGATCGGTAGCTTTACTTACGAAATCCCGACACGCGAGATCATCGCAGTGGTTGAAGCATCAGCGCTGTTCGAACATGATGTCGGCGATCCTCCCAACAGCGATGGCTAAGCTGCCGACCAGGACCGAAATCGAGTTCGCACTTCTGCTCGTGCTGATCTTGCTCGGTCCCGTCAGCGCGATCTTGGCGCTGGCCTAGTGCTGTTGGCCGCGGCTGCCTTCGTCTGCCTCTCCGCCTCGATCGTTGACGGCGACACGCTCCGCTGCGCGAATGTCGAAGATGCGAACGGCCGAGTCAGGTTGGCCCGGATCGATACGCCAGAGCGCGGTGAGGCCGGCTTCAACGAAGCGAGCGCGGCGCTGGCGGCGATGATCGCAGGACGCGAAGTGACCTGCGAGCTGGTCGATGCCGAACCTGGCACAGCAGGCTTCCAGCGCCGCGATCGCTACGGTCGGCCGGTTGCCCGCTGCCGGACCAGTGAAGGAGATCTGGGCGAGCGCATGGTTCAGTCCAATCTGGCGATTCGCTGGCCCTAAGCACCGCACCCCCGAAATTTGCCCCAGGATTGATTACAGCATCATTTGGCCCCTCAGGGTGCCAGAAGGTGATTTCGTTGCCGTAAGACCCCTGTGCATCCATGCACAGGCATGCCGGGGCATGGTTCGGATGTTGGCGCAGGGACGGGATCGGAAGTGGCGGCCTGCGAGCCGCATTTAGGAGTTTTACCCAACAAGGTTAAATTTTCGTTTGCGCCCTTAACCTCGCGCGGTTAAATCGGGCGGGCTTAACCCGCAACCGATGGAGAGTGGAGATGACGGAGATGACGAAAGGAGGCAGGCGGACTGGAGCGACCAATCTGACGCCTTTCGGTCAGAAATGTCGCGAGATCAGGAAAGAGCTGGGGCTACTCCTGTTCGACATGGCTGATGCGGCGAAGGTGTCAGCCGGGTTTTTCAGCATGGTCGAGACGGGGCGGAAACCGATCCCCGAAGGGCTGGTGGGCAAGATCGTCACTGGCCTCAACCTTCCCCAGCGCAAGGCCCAGGAACTGCAGAATGCAGCGGCGCTGTCGGCCAAGGAGTACCGTCTTTCGATCAGCAAGAACCCCGACCCGCTGGAGCGGACCCTGGCGTTCAAGCTGCAGGATCAGTTTGCGAAGATGACTCCGATCAAGCGGCAGATGATCATCGACGTACTGGAAGAGGATTGAGACTATGGAGGGGGAATTCAGGGCGGTCGAACCGATGAACGAAAACCAGATCGAGCGCGATGTATCGCTGTTCAAGCAGATCCTTGGTGTCGAGGGAGCCGCCCGGGTTTCCCTGATCCGTCTTCTCGAAATGCTCGACGAGTGGATCGATGGTTACGTCTTCACTGTCTTGCCGGATGACAAGATGCCTGGCCTCGACGGTTACACCGGCCTCGATCACTACGAAATCTGCCTGAGCGAGACGACGTATTGTGCGCTCAGGGAGGGGGACAGCGCTGCGAGGCACACGGCGGCGCATGAGATCGGCCATCTGATGCTGCACAGCAAAATGCCCACGGCATATGCCCGCCGATCTTCCTATCAGCGCCATGTCGATCCCGAATGGCAGGCTGACCACTACGCCGATGTTTTCCTGATGCCAGCCGAAGGCGTGAAGGAGTGTCAGTCCGCCGAGGAGGTGGCAGAACGCTTCTCGGTGCCGCTGGCGCGGGCAGAGATCCGGTTCGAAGAGGTAACGAAAATTCAGGGGGAGCTCTTCGCATGAACAGCCCCCCCTGATCTCTCGCACAGAACGTGGCCCCTGTGACGGGTGCGCGATCCGCAACGAGGTTGTGCAATCCGTGTATTACACGGAAATCTCGCGGACGCAAAGTTTGTCGGGCCACCCTCGAAAGAGGTGTACCATGACGGTTCATGACGTTCCCCCTGGGAAGCGCGTGATCTGGCGACCGTACATCACCTGCAAGGGCAAGCGCATCTATGCGAAGAACTACGGCATTCGCGCGTTTCCCATCCTGGTGGACGAGTAGTCAGATCCTCTCCGGCCTGCGGTTTGCCCTGCAGGCCGGAGACCTTCCCCGGAAGTCATGGGCAGAGTGGTTTTCGATGAAAGGAAGCACGATGTCGAAGGCTAAAACTCCGACCCAGGTGTCCCACCGCAGCTCGCGGTCGGGTCGCTTCGTGACCGAGCGCTACGCGAACTCGCATCCCGCGACGACCGAGCGTGAACGCATCAAGCACCCCGAACGCAGGTAGCCAACCCGTGTCCGTGGGGACTTAACTGTGGAGGCGGCCGCAGCAATGCGGCCGCCTCTTTCGTTGTCCGGTCAGTCGTCAGCCAGGATTGCCTCAGGCAGGTCGAAGACAGCCCAGGGGGCCTTGCCGGCAGCTACCGAGACCTTGATGCCGGTGACGGTGACCGGCGCGAAGTCGAGGGCGAACAGTCCCTCGGCGGTCCGGGCGTTGATCGACAGGCCATAGCATCCGCTCCTGTCGCGCTTGGCCGGAAATGTGCCCGCCGAGAAATCGACGCCTAGCCGCATCTTCCCCATGTCGGACCCCGAACCGAACGCCAGTGCCAGGGCGGTATCCTCGCCGACGATGGCCAGCTCCTTGGCCAGGGCCTTGCCGATCTGGAGACGCAGATAGCTGGTGGAGCCGCTACCATCGCGCTTGCCGACCTGGCGGGCAGTGAAGCGGATGCCGTCGTCGGGCACACGCGGTGCAGCGGGCGCGGCGGAGACATTCTCTAGCAGTTCGAAAGGCATGATTTTTCCTCCAGTTGACCGGGAGTGCCGGAATTGCCGGAGCGAGCTTGGCGCTTTACCTTGCGCGGGTTTCCGGCCTACCTGGCCCTGCCACCGCCCGTTTGCGGGGGGGGGGGGTAAGGACGCTCACCCCCCGGCCCCGTTCCCGAGCGGATTAGGGCTGGCGGCATGGATCAGAAACCTGCCATCCGCATCCTCAAGCCGGGCACCTTCACGTCAGTGGAGGGCAAGCAGATCACGTTCGGCGCGAAGGAACTGCAGGCGATCGCCGAAGGCTATGACCCGGCAAGCGATCCCGCGCCGCTGGTGATCGGTCACCCCAAGCTCGACGATCCCGCCTGGGGCTGGGTCGGCTCACTCAAGGTCGAAAACGGCGAGCTCATCGCGCACCCCGATACGATCGAGGCGGGCTTCGCCGAACGGGTACGCAAGGGCGACTATCGCAAGGTCTCGGCCCAGCTCTACGAGCCCAACAACCCGCACAATCCGAAACCCGGCTCCTTCTACCTGAAGCACATCGGCTTCCTGGGAGCGCATGCCCCCGGCGTGAAGGGGCTTGGCACCGTCCAGTTCGCCGAGGGCGGCGAGGACACCACCGTTACCATCCACACAGATCCGGAGGACGATATGGCTACCGAGCCGAAGAAGAAGACCGACGCCGATTCCACTGCCGACCCCGCTGCCACCGAAGCGAGCTTCGCCGAACGTGCGGCCGCGCTCGATGCGCGCGAGACGCAGATCAAGGAGCGCGAGGAAGCCCAGGCCAAGGCGGCGGCAGATGCGCGCCATGCCGGCAACCTGAGCTTTGCCGAGAGCCTGGTGAAGGAAGCCAAGCTAGCCCCGGCCGGGCGCGACCTGCTGGTCGGCGTGCTCGACCAGCTCGGCGAGCTTGGCACCGAAGCGACTGTCAGTTTCGGCGAGGGTCAGTCGATCCGCCCCGATGCTGCGCTCAAGAAGCTGCTCGAGGACGCCACGCCGCTGGTGTCGCTGGGCGAGGCAGCCAAGAAGCAGCCGAAGGAAGGCGAAGGCGGGACCGCCAGTTTTGCCGCGCCGGCCGGCTACTCGGTCGATCCCGCCCAGGCGGCGCTTCATGCCGAAGCGAGCAAGATCCGCAGCGCCAACCCGGCGCGGCCGTGGATGGACTGCGTCCGTGAGGCGCAGGCCGCCCTGTAAGCCTGACCCGCCCGCCCTTTTCTCTCGAACACCAGGAGTAGACCATCATGCCCCATACCCCGATCCTTGCTCTGACGAGCATCGCCACCGCCGCCGTGCTTGGCAACACCTTTGTCGGCTTCGGCGGAGCCACTGCTGCGGCCGCAGCCAAGCCGCTGGGCATCGCCGACTATGACGCTGTGATTGGCGGCGCCTTCGCCGTTACCGTGCTGGGCACCCAGCGGGTGGTCGCAGGCGGCGCTTTCGCCAAGGGTGCGAGCCTGCAGGTCGCGGCGGATGGCAAGGCCGTCGTCCTGGCGGCCGGCGTCAAGGCCGCGGTCGCGCTGGAGGACAGCGCCGGCGACGGTTCGATCGTCACCGTCCTGCTCACCCCCTGATCGTCGATCAGGAACCGGGGGGTGCGGCGTGCCCCCAGACCAGCGCGCCGCACCTGCCCGTCACCCAAGTTTCAAGCCAGATGAAGGACACCTGAAATGACCTCTTTCGCCGAACAGATGAACGCCGCCCAGTCCCGCGTCATCGATCCGATCCTGACCGAACACGTCCGCGGCTATTCCAATGCCCAGATGATCGGGATGAAGCTCTTCCCGGTTGTCAACATGCCGACCCGAGCGGCCAAGCGGATCGAGTTCAACCGTGAAGCGCTGCGCCGCGTGCTGACTGCCCGCGCGCCCGGCACCAACATGGGCCGCTACAACATGAGCTATAAGGGTCTGCCGGTGAACCTCACCCAGGACGCCCTGCAGGCGGTGACGCCGGTCGAGTTCATGGAAGAGGCCAATGCGGTGCCCGGGATCGACCTGCAGCAGGAAAGCGTCGATGTCGTCCTGGCGGTGATCGCGCTCAGCCTGGAGATCCAGCAGGCCGAGCTCGCCCGCAACGCTGCGCTCTACGATGCGACCAACAAGCTGGCCGTCGCTGGCGGCGACAAGTGGACGGTCGAAACCAGCGATCCGGGCGCAGTGGTCGAGGACGCCAAGGAAGCGATCCGCAAGCAGACCGGACGCCGCCCCAATCTGCTCGAAGTCAGCGCCACGGTGCGGGCCGCGCTCAAGGTGCATCCGAAGGTTCGCGACCATTTCAAGTACACCACCGCGGCGGCGATCTCCGACAAGATGCTGGCCGAATACTTCGACGTCGCCGAAGTCGTGGTCGGCGATGCGATCTATGACCTCGACGACGGGACCACGGTCGATGTGTGGGGCAATGACGCGGTGCTCGCCTTCGTTGCGCCGGAAGGCCAGCGCAACATGCGCCTGCCGAGCTACGGCTACACCTACCGCCTGCGCGGCCATCCGTTCGTCGAAGTGGTCGAGTGGGACAAGGACACCCGCAGCTGGACCAACAACGTGATCGACGAACAGTCGCCCGAGATTGTCGGTGCCGACGCGGGCTTCCTGATCCAGGGCGCGGTCTGATCCACGCGCCTGGCGGCGGGGCCGGCCGGTCTTCCAGCGGCCGGCCCCGCCAACTCCCTCTTTCCAGATCTAGGAGCTGACCGATGCCCCAGTATGAAGTTCTCACCCCGCTTTCGAATGGCCGCGGCAAGCCGCCGCACGCACCCGGCTCGGTGGTCGAGCTCGAACAGAGCGATGCCGCAGACCTGGTCGCGATCAAGGCACTGCGCCCGGTCGCGGTGCTCGGGCAACAGGCCGACGGGCAGAATGCCGATGCACCTGCGCAGGCTGATGGCGAAGGTAACGGGGAAGACCGCAGTCTGCTCGCCTTCGGCCAGAAGACGATGGCCGAGCTGTCCAAGTCCAGCCACAAGCAGCTCGACGCCCTGATCGGCGCCGAGCAGGTCGAGGACGTGGCCGCTTCGCCAGGGAAGAAGCCGTCTGTGGCACAGAAGGCAGCGGCCATCACGGCACAGCGACTGGCCAAGCTGGTCAATGAAGCCGACGAAGCACAGCTCAAGGGTTTCCTCCAGGACGCGGGTTTCGAGAGCCTTGAAGCTCTCGATCTCGGCGAAGACGCGGGCGAAGACGATATCCGCGTTGCGCTGCTCGCCTGGGTCATCGGGATGCTCCAGGAGGGCGCGTGATGGCCGAGGTCACTGACGATCGGCTGCGCCTTCTCCTCGAGCGCATTGAGCGGCTCGAGGAGGAAAAGAAGGGCATCGCCGATGACATCCGCGATGTCTACGCCGAGGGCAAGGCGGTCGGTTACGACACCAAGATGATGCGCGAGCTCAAGAAGCTGCGCGCCATGAAGCCCGATGACCGGGCCGAAATGGAAGCACTGCGCGAGACCTACATGGCGGCGGTGGGCCTCGGCTGATGCGGGTCGTCTCGCTCATCAAGTCTCCGACCGAGACGCTGGTTCACCGGGTCGATCTGGGCGGCAGGGGCGTTGCGCTCGAGCCGGTCCAGATCGAGCCGCGCGGGCTGGTGCTGGCGGTCAACGGACTGGGGGTGGCCCAGATCCTCGACGCCGGCAATCTCGTGCTGGAGATCTCGGGCGGGGACTACGGCGAGACCTATGCGGTTCGCTGTGCGGCCGAGTTCGACGATGAGAGCCTGCGCGAGATCCCGTTCGAGCTGGCGGTGATCGATGGCGACTGGACGATGCCCGACGGCGGCGCGCCGATGCTGTCGATCGGCAGCTTCGTTTCCAAGGTCGGCCGGGACGAAGTGCTGCGGCTGACCGATACCGGTGACGGGCGGATCGACAAGGGGCTGGTGATCGGTGCGCTGACCGATGCCCAGGCACAGGCCGAAGCGCATCTGGCCGGGCGCTATGCGCTGCCGTTCGCGGCCGTGCCGGTGCTGGTCGAGGGGATCATCGCCGATCTGGCGCGGGCGGCGCTCTATGTCGACGAGCTGCCCGACAATGTTGCCGAGCGTCGCCGGATCGCGCTGCGCAACCTCGACGCGATCCGCAAGGGCGACCTGCGGCTCGGGACCGAGGCGCTGGCGCAGACGGCAGCGCCGACCGACCCGGTCAAGTTCGATCCCGGCACGCGGGCCTATCCGGACGGGCTCAAGGACTATGCGTTCCGATGAGCGGCTTTGTCTCCATCACGATCGACAGGTCGCTGGCCGACCAGCTCGCGCGCGCCACCGCCGAGGCTGCCGATCTGCGACCGGCGATGGACGAGATCTCGGAAGAGATGCTGACGGACACCCGCCGCCGCTTTTTTGCCGAGGTCGCGCCAGGCGGTGTGCCGTGGAAGAAGAGCCAGCGGGCGATCGAAAAGGGCGGCAAGACGCTCCAGGACAAGGGTTTCCTGCTGCGCTCGCTTGATCGCCGGTCGGGCGCGAATTTTGCCGAAGTTGGGGTGACGCCTGGTGGGCCGCAAGAGGCCTACGCCGCCATTCACCAGTTCGGCGGAACGATCGTGCCCAAGAACAAGAAGACGCTCAGTTTCGGCGGCCGACTGGCGGCCAAGGTGACGATGCCGGCGCGGCCCTATCTCGGGTTCGATCCCGACACGGCCGAGGATATCCGCGAGATCCTCTCCGCACATCTGCGGCGCGTGTTCGACCAGGCTGCGCCGGCATGATCGCGCTCGGCCCCATCATCGCCGAGCTCAAGGCAGCGGGTTACGGCCAGGTCGAAGGGCTGTTCGAGTTCGCGCAGCTCAAGTCGCCGCCGCGCAATCTGCCGGCGCTGTATGTCATTCCCAACAGGACCGATGCACAGGGCGCGCCGCGGCTTGGGGCCTACGACCAAAAGCTGACGTTCGGCTTCTCGGTCGTGATCGTCATGGCGCTGCCGGCGCGCAGCACGGCAGGGGTCAGCGAGCAGCTGAGGGACGAGCTGCGGCGGGTCAACGATGCGCTGTTCGGGTGGCAGCACCCGGAAGCGGCCAGCGGCTGTTACCTGGCCGCAGGCCTGCTGCTCGACCTCGACGCCGCCACACTGAGCTGGCGGCAGGATTTCACCACCACTTACCGCGAAAGGAAGGTCGCATGACCGAGAAGGCAACCAGGGCCGAAAGCTCCAAGAACGAGGCGCCCAAGAACACTGCGGACCATAGTGCTGACGCCGGGAACATGGTGAGTCAGCCCACCCCTGCGCAGTCGCAGACAGTGCGGCAGGACGGCCTCCAGATCGACGGCTTCGGCCTTCCTGTCAACGGTGTCGCCCGCGCCAAGGTGCTGGGTGAGCTGAGCGAGAAGGACCCGGTCGCCGATCCATCCAAGTGGAGCGACACGCTGGCCACCAAGGCCCGCAAGCTGACGGAGAAGTTCTATGGTTGATGTGACCCGCGTGATCGCCGCCAAGGCCGAGGTGACTTATGGCACCGACTCTGCCCCGACGCTTGCGGCCGATGCGATCCTGACCCGCAATTATTCGACCACTCCGCTGGAAGTCGACCAGATCGACCGCAATCTCGACAGCGGCGGCAAGTATGGTGCGACCCGCAAGAAGCCGAGCAATGCCCGCATCCGTTCGAGCTACGAGGTCGAGCTGGCCGGGTCGGGCGCGGCCGGGACGGCCCCGAAATGGATGGGCGTGCTGGCGGCGGCCGGGATGTTCTCCCCGACGCTGGCGGCAGGCGTCAGCGCGACCCAGAAATTTGCCCAACCCGGCCAGGTCAACGGCTCGCTGACCGAGCATGCCTGGGTCGATAACCAGCTGCGCAAGACCGTTGGCCAGCGCGGCAGCTTCATGCTCGATTTTACGGCCGGGCAATTGCCCTTCGCCAGCCTCAACATGCTCGGCCTGGTCCCTGCCGCCGCGCCGCGGGTTGTGTCGGTCCCGGCCGCGGCCAACTTCGCCAGTTGGATCGAACCGCTCGAAGTGAACAACGAGAACTCGCTGTTCACGCTTGACGGGTTCGGGGCGGTCACCCGCAGCCTCAAGATCGAGAGCGGGGTAAATACCAATCTGCGTTCGCTGATCGGCTCGCGCTACGTGAAGAGCGGCAATCACACCGCCACCGCGCGGGCGGTGATCGAAGCGCCTTCGATCGCGACCAAGGACTATCTCGCCAGACTCCAGACCGGCGATCTCGTCGCCTGGTCTCTTACCCATGGCACTGCGGTCGGAAACATCATCGAAGTGACCGGCGCGAAGGCGCAGATCACCGCGATCGCCGAGCAGGAGGAAGACGACGTGCTGATGTTCGATATCAGCCTGCTGCTGACCGTCGATGGCGGCGCGGACGATCTTGTCCTGGTCGCGAAGTAATACCGGGGCCGTCCGGACCTGCGCAGGCAGGTAGGCCCACGAGCAACGGCGGCGGCGATCCGGATAAGTCGTCGCCACCACTTCAGGCGGCTTTCAGGGCCGCTGCAACCAAGGATCAGACCATGTTCAAACTCGTTGAAGAGCGCCGCGCCTGGCAGCCTGTCATATTCCCCGGCCTGACCGAGGAAGGCGAGCGGGTCGAGAACCAGGTCGAGATGCAGTTCGTGCTGCTATCAACCGATGCCAACCTCAAGCTGATGCAGGAAGCCGGCGAAATGACCGTCGATACCCGCGCGGGCGAAGGCAGCGAGAAGGCCGAGACCCGCAAACTGTCCGAAGTCATGGCCGCGTTCGGGATGAAGATCGTGCGCGACTGGAAGGGTGTGGCCGAGGCGAACGGTGATCCGATCAAGTTCAGCGAACAGGACCTGGCGCGGTTCTTCAATGTCCCCGGCACCTTCGAAGCGATGCTGCGCGCCTATCGCGAGGCAACCACCGGAGGAAAGGATGCGCGGGCAAAAAACTGAAATCGCTCGCCCGTCGCTGGGCCAAAGGGCGGACGGGCGGGCGGTCCAGGAGCGAGGACAAGTTCACGCAGGAAGCGATCCTGCCGGCGTGGATGGAGAAGCAGCGAACCGAGGATGCGCCGCACGAGGTGCCGCTGGCCGACGCCCCCGTCGCCACGCTGTTCTTTGCGCTCGATACGCAATGGCGGCGGCACGCGATGAGCGGGTTGCGGATAGGCATCGACTACGCCGCAATCCGGCCAACTGCGGAGCTGTACCAGGTCGAACTTTCGCCCGAGCTGATGGCCGATATTCGGATGATGGAAGCGGCCGCACTGGCGCAGTTCGCGGAAGACGAGAAGCGTAGGGCGCGGCGATGACAGACCTCATTCTCGGTGCCAGACTTGAAGCTGACGGGAGCAAGCTGGTCGGCCAGCTCAGCGCGGCCGAGGCTGCCGCGCGGGGGCTGGAAGGTGCGCTTGAAGGCACCGGGCAGGAGGCGCGCCAGCTCGACAGAGCGGTCGACCAGGTCGGCCAATCGACGACGCAGGCGACGGGCAAGGTCCGAGGCCTGGAAGATGCGCTGGAGGGCGCAGGGCGGGCAGCGCGATCGGCCGATGCCGCTACCGATGCACTGACTGCCGGCCAGCGCCAGCTCGCGACAGCGACCGCAGCGGCAGGCGCTTCGGCCAGCGCACAGAGGGCCGGGTACCAGCAGCTCGGTTTCCAGATGCAGGACGTGTTCCAGCAGGTTGCGCTGGGCATCAATCCGCTGGTCATCCTGGCGCAGCAGGGCGGGCAGACCGCCAGCGCCATCGCGCTGATGGGCGAGCGGGCCGACGGTTCGCAAAGCCGCTTCACCAAATTCGCGGCCTTCCTGTCCGGCCCATGGGGCGCCGCTCTGTTCGGAGCGGTGACGATTGTCGGCTTCCTCGTGCAGGGCATGCTCGAGGCCGGCGAGGCGGCCGAGGAAGGCGAGGACAAGGCCTACAATTTCGCAGGCGGGCTCGATGTGCTGACGCTGGCTGCCGACGATGCCAAGGCGGCGATGGACCAGCTTGCCAACAGCCTGCGCTCGGCCATCGTGCTTCAGGGCAGTTTCATCCGGGGCGAGGCGGCCATTGCCAAGCAGAAGGCCGATCAGCTGCAGGCCCAGATCCGGGCCGATACCGAGGAGCGCGCCGCCTTGCGCACCAAGCGCGGCGGTCTCGGTGCGACACTGCTTCCCCAGTTCTTCGGACCTAGCACCGAAGATCTCCGGCGCGAGAGGGAGCTTACCCAGCGCATCGACGCCAACCGCCGGGCGCTGCCCAGTGCGCTGCAGGCCAGCGCCAGTGGTGCGTTGGTAATTGCGCAGCGGAATGTGGAGGAGAGCTTCGATCCGCTCCTCGGCAAGATCCGCGAGGTCGATGAAGAAATCGCCAAACTCAATGCGCGTTATGAGCAGACGAAGCGCGGCGACGATCCGCTGTCCGCATTCAACATCTCGGACGATGACTACAACAGCCAGTTCTCGGCTCTCTACCAGCAACGCAAGTCGCTGGAAGAGCAGCAGAGGGAAGAGCGGCGCAATCCCCGGAACCGGAGAGGCTCGGGCGATCGCTCCCGGGAACAGCTGAAATCCTTTGGTGAAAGCGCATCCGAGAAGGTCAACCGCGTGCTCGCCGATTATGACCCGGCGTCGCGGGGCCTCGACAAGGCGCTGCAGGATATGCGCGAGCTCGACCGGCTGATCGTCGAGCTGGGTGAACGCAAGCCGCCCGGTTTCGAAGAGACGATCAAATCGGCGGAGGAAGCGCGCAAGGCAGTCGAGGAAGGCCTGGCCGAGCCAATCCGCAATATCGCCGACAGCTTCTCCGACGTGCCACGGGATCTGGCGACAGCCGGCGCGGCCATGGCCGACCTCGACGCGATCGCCGCGCGCCTCAAGGAAGCCAAGCCGCCCAATCTCGACGCGCTGCTGGCGCAGATCGAGCAGGCGCGAGGGGCAGTAAACGACAGTCTCGTGCGTCCGTTTCAGGACATCCTGCGCGACCAGGAGCAGGGGATCGAGCTACAACGGCTCGCGCTCGAAAGCCGCTACGAGGAAGCCGATCAACTCGCCTTCATCCATGACCTGATGCGGCAGGTCGGAGCGGAAAGCGAGGAACAGCTCGCCACCGAACTGCTCAAGCGCGGCGTGACGGCCGAGATGCTTGAGCAGATGATCAAGAACCTCGGGGTCGAGCGGCAGCTCAGCGAGGCCTCGGCGCGCAGGCTGGAGATCCAGCAGGAGCATCTGCGCGAGGTCGATGCTTTCCGGGGCAATATCGAGCGGTTCTTTGCCGATATCCCGAGCCGCGGCCTCAAGGCGTTGGGCGACTTCGCCAAGAACGTCCAGAACCAGGTCTCCGACTATTTCGCGCGCTATCTGACCGAGACGCTGTTCGGCGGAGTGTTCCGCCAGCTTGAAGCGCAGATGACCGGGCAGGATCAGGTGCGGGAAGCCAACGAGGCCTATGTCCGCCAGCTTGGCGACGTGGTCTCGGCGCTCGAAGCGCTGGAAATGGCCGCCAATGATGCTGCCGTGGCGCAGGGCGGTATGATCACGGTCACCGCCGCCAAGCCCGGTGAGGAAGTAGACCCGTTCGACTACCGGATGAAGAGCCCGAAGGAGCTCTTCCGCGAAATGATCGGGCCGCTCCTCGAGGAGCTGGGTATCGACAAGGATCTGGCCAGCAGCATCGGCGAAAAGGTCGGTTCGGCGCTGGAAGGCGTCGTGATCGGCCAGGCCGCGTCTCGCAGTCTCCTCGGTGACAAGGGCAGCGGCACGGGAGCGGCCATCGGCGGCGCTCTCGGCAAGGTGGCAGGCGAAGAGCTGGGCAAGGTTGTCGGGGGCACACTCGGCAAGTTTCTCGGCCCGCTGGGCGGCATTGCGGGCGGTATCCTGGGCGGCCTCGTCGGCGGGCTGTTCAAGAAGGACAAGTTCGGTACCGCCAGCCTCTCGGGCGCCGAGGGAATGGATGTGTCGTCGCGCGGCGCCGGGCGCGCCGACGGCGCGAGTTCGCTGGGCGGTTCTGTGCAATCGGCGCTGGCCGAGATTGCCGAGGCGCTCGACGCGGAGATCGGGGCCTTCAAGGTCTCGATCGGGACCTTCAACGACAGCCTGCGGGTCTCGACCTCCGGGCGGACCGGCAAGCTCAAGAAGAAGTATGGCGACGTGAAGGACTTCGGCGAGGACGAGGCCGGAGCGCTGGCCTTTGCCATCGCCGACGCGATCGGGGACGGTGCGGTCAAGGGGGTGAGCGCGGCCGTCCAGAAGGCGCTGCAATCATCCGAAGACATCCAGCAGGCGCTGGAGGAAGCGCTGGCGGTCAAGGAGGTCGAGGACATTCTTGCGGGGATGGCCGACGACTGGATCAAGGAACTGCGTGCGTTCGAGAAGGTCGCCGAGGAGCGCCTGCGGATCGGGCGCGAATACGGCTTCGACTTGGTCGAGCTCGAAAAGCACAATGCCGAGGAGCGCAACAAGCTAATCGAGGACATCCTGCAGAGCCGCGTCGGCGCGCTCAAGGATCTGCTCGACGATCTCAAGTTCGGAGATCTGGCCGAAGGGACACTGTCGGACAGGCGAGGCAGGCTCCTTGGCGAGATCGCCAAGGCCGAGGATGACGCCGAGAAAGGCGTCGAGGGCGCGGCAGCGAAGCTGGCGCAGCTCCAGCGGGATCTGATCGAGCTGTCCTACGATGCCTATGGCACGGCAGGTGCCGAATACGGTGCCGATCGCGACCAGGCCGTCAGCTCGGCCGAGCGGATAATTGCGCTCGAGGAAGAGCGGGTCCGCAATGCCCAGGCCGAACTTACCGAGCGCCTCGATACCGGCAATGCCATCGCCAACGAGGGGAACGACATTCTGGCGGAGATCCGCGCAGGGATCGACCGGCTTGGCCGGGTGCCTGCAGGCAACTTCACCGGCTTCGCCGCCGATACGCTGGAAACCGCCCGGCAGGTGGTGCGATGAGCAAGGTGGTCTGGGTCGAGGCGAGCCCCCGCAATCCGGCGACGGCACTGCCGACGCCGGTGCTCCTCGCAGGAGGGGGACAGAGTGCTCCCTACCGCCATCCCGTCGATGGACGACAGTTCCGCGCCGGGGTGGTTCGCCGCCCGCTGTTCTCGGCACGGCTCGGCTTCGATGAGACGGGCTGGAATGGCTCAACGCGGCCGCAGACAAGCGTCATCGCCTTTTCGACTGCCGATGCGGCGCTGCGCGCCGCGCTGGCAGGGCTGGTATGGAAGGATGCTCCGGTCACGGTCTCGGTTGGCGCGGAGGGGGCCGCGCCCGTCGTCACCCTGCTCGGCAAGGTCCAGGACGCAGAGTTCACCCGTGCGGGGCTTTCGCTGACGGTCATCGATCTGTCGGAACGGCTTGAGCGTGCCATTATCACCAAGCAGTTCGCTGGCAGCGGTGGGATCGAAGGCCCGGTTGAAGCCAAAGGCCGGGTCAAGCGGCGCAGCTGGGGCTACGTCTTCAATGTCGAGGGGCGGCTGATCGACGCTGCCAACAGCGTCTATGAGTTCGGCGATCCGGCCTTTCCGCTGACGAGCTGGGCTGCGCTGCGCGACAAGGGCCGCGAAGGCAGCTTCACAACCGTTGCCTGGCAGGGCTCGATCGCGGCAACGCTGGCCGCCCTGGCGGCAAGTTCGCCGGTGCGCGGCGGCGGTGTCGTAGCTCCGTCGATCGCGTGCGCGAAGTGGTGGACGCAGCCTGCAGGGCCGCTGACCGCCGATTTCGTCGGGACCGCAGGTACGGGCGGATCGATGCAGGCCGCGGCCATCGGCGATGCGATCAGCCAGGCGGGCGGCGGACCAGCCTTCGCCGGTCTGGCGGCAGCGAATGCGTCGAGGCCCGGCCTGGCGGGTATCCATGTCGCCGGCCTCAATGAGAGCTTTGCCCAGGCGATCGACCGGCTGCTCCTGGGGGTTTCGTTGCTCTGGCTGCCGAAACCCGATGGCACGGTGGTGGTGCGCGAATGGGCGTTCAATCCGGCTGCCCCGATCGTGAAGGGCATTTTCAAGGGGCGTTCACGGACCTTCCCGCCGCATGGCAGACGGCGGCTCGGCTTCCAGCGCAACGAGCGGCAGCACAACGATAGCGAGATCGCCGGTATCCTGCTCGAGGAGCTGACCGACGGGGATACCCCTCTACTGCCCGGAGACCTGCTCAACAGCGAGCAGGAATGGGAAGATGTCCAGAACGGGGCAGGCACCCGCCCGGCCGACAACGCCACGGTCGGAGCGACCTTGGGCACCAACCTCCTGTCGCCGGGAGCCGTCATCTATACCCCCGCACAGATAGAGACCCTGCTGGGCATCTCGGCAGGGTTCACCGGCCAGACCGCCTGGGCCACGTCGTCGATCCCTACTGCCCGGCTCAACAATCTGAGCGACACCGGCGTCTTCGCTTCGTTGGCCAACATCACTGCCCGCGACCTCAATCTGCTGACCGGGCGTGCATGGACCAACCTGTTCCGAGCCAACGGCACTACGCCGATCGCGGATGCCGACGCTATCACCTCGCTCGGCACAGCCGCCGCGATCGCGGGCCAGGGCCTGCTCGCGACCCGCAG